AGAAGTTCCCGGTCGCCCTGGACCCGGAAACCGCGGCCGCCGTCGACCGCGGCCGGCGGCTCATCCTCGACCGCGACGGCAAACCACTGAAACGGAACGGAGGGACGATATGAGCCAGGGGCCGTCCCCGCGACGCCTGGCCTACGCGATCCTGACCGCAGATACGGACGAGGAGCGCGAGAAGGCGAAGGCGAAGGTGCCCGCGGGGCTCGCGCACTGGGTCGAGATTTACACCTCAGACCTACGATATGCCGAGGCCATCAGCGGGCTGGACCCGGCGCGAGGCCGGGAGGGGCGGGCGGCGTGATGTCGGTTCAACCGTTCGTGTTCAAGTCCTTGGCCGACAAGATGGCGATCCGGGCTGCCCGCGAGCAGCTCGAGGATGCGGCCCAGGCGCACTACCAGGTCATCCAGTCTCGGAAGAAGCGGATCGCCATCTTCTACAGCGGCACGCAATTCAGGCGGGTGCGACGAGACTGCGCGCGGTTCGAGAGCTGGTCGAACGATCCCCGCTTCGAGCTCGTCGGGGTCTATACCCAGGCGGTGACGTACCAGGAGCTCCTCGAGGACTTCGAGGCGGCGATAGCGGAGGTCAGAACATGAAGGCGTTGTGTATCTACCACGGCAGTTGTGACGACGGGTTCGCGGCAGCCTGGGCGGTCAGGCGGGCCCTCGGCGCCGACGTCGAGTTCTGGCCCGGCGTCTACCAGAAGGAGCCTCCGTGGCACCTACTCGATGGTCGAGGCGTCTTTCTCGTCGATTTCAGCTACAAACGGCCAGTGCTCGAGCGGATGTTGGACCGAGTTTCCCAGCTCACGATCCTGGACCACCACGCGACCGCCGAGGAGGAGCTCAGTCCACTGATGGCCGGCGGCATCGACTCCCCCGTGCTCGGGAAGTTCGACATGAGGCAATCCGGCTCGATGATCACGTGGAAATGGTTCCACGAGGAACCGCCGCCGAAGCTGTTCGCTTACATCGAGGATCGAGATCTATGGCGGAAGGCACTGCCGGACGGAGACCGGGTCATCATGGCGCTGCGGTCGTACCCGCAAGACTTCGCGGTCTGGGACGAGCTCATGAACGACAACGAGCTCGACCGGCTCAGGCTCGAGGGCGAAGCGATCCATCGCTGGTACCGCCACCAGGTGGACATCCTGAAGAATGGCTATGTCCGGTGGGTCGCGTTCAACGGGCTGATGGGTGGCGACTATGTCGTGCCGGCGGTCAACTGCCCGCCGATGTTCGCGTCGGAGATCGCCGGCGAGCTCGCCGCGGAGCACGGGACGCCGTTCGCGCTGTGCTACTGGGACACGCCGACGCGAACGACGCTCTCGTTCCGGTCCCGCGGGCCGTTTCACGTCGGGAAGCTCGCGGAGAACTGGGGTGGGGGAGGGCACGCCGGCGCCGCCGGCTGCGCCGTGGAGCGAGATTTCCTGCAGTTCGTGCCGGCGCCGCAACCGCAGCCGTGAAAATCCAGCAGATCGCCATCTCCCGGGTGCTGCCGTATGCCCGCAACCCCCGCAACAACGCCGCCGCGGTTGGGAAGGTGGCGGCCAGCATCAAGGAGTTCGGCTTTCGCCAGCCTCTCGTGGTCGATCGCGACATGACGATCATCGCCGGCCACACGCGCTACGAGGCGGCGCTGCAGCTCCGAATGAAGAAGGTGCCCGTCCACGTCGCGACCGACCTCAGCGCGTCGCAGATCAAGGCGTACCGCATCGCCGACAACAAGGTGGCCGAGTCGGCCGAGTGGCACCCGGAGCTCCTCGAGCTCGAGCTCGCCGATCTGGCCGGAGACCACTTCGACCTCGACGTGCTCGGCTTCGACGACGCGGAGCTCGCCGAGCTGCTCGAGCAGGCGGAGGAGGACGAGGACCTCGCGGGCGCGCCGGAGGAGATCGATCCGACGATGTTCGGGGGCGCGACCGCCATGGCGCGCGCCTCGGCCCCCATCAAGTACTGGCGGGCCCAAGGCCTGCTCACCGGGGAGGTCCTCGACTTCGGCGCCGGCCACGACACGCACGAGTTCGCGAAGTACGATCCGTTCCACGCCCCCGACGTCACGCTCCTGTTCCGGGCATGGGACGTCGTCATGTGCAACTACGTCCTCAACGTCCAGCCGGCCGACCACCTGGTGGTTCAGCTCGCCGTGCTCATCCGGTCGCTCCTCGTACCTGAGGGAAAGGCCCTCATCTCGGTGCGGAACGACATGGAGCCCGGCGTACACCGGAGCGACCGCGGATACCAGATGATCAAGCGCGCAGGCGAGTGGGAGGAGCTCCTCGAGCCAGTATTCGAGCTCGAGCCGGTCGAAGCGAAGTCGTTCCTGGGCTGGATCGGGACGATTGGTGAGGGCTGACGATGCCGCGCGGACGCCCGAGGAAGAAGCTCGACGTCGACAAGCTCGAGAAGCTCGCCGGGATCGGCTGCACGATGAAGGAGATTGCGTCCGTGATGGACGTCTCCGTGGACACGCTGGAGCGAAATTACGCGGACCTCATAAAAAAGGGGCGCGAGGGCTTTCACATGAGCCTGCGCCGGCTGCAGTACAAATCAGCCCTCGCTGGCAACGTCACGATGCTCATCTGGCTCGGCAAGCAGAACCTCGGCCAATCCGACAAGGCGCACCTCACGCACAGCGGAGACGGAGACCACGCCGGGGTCATCCTCATGGCTCCGCCCCTGAGTCGCGCGGATTGGTTGAAAATGTTCGGGCAATCGGTTCCGGAGACGAAATGATTGTCCGCGGTAGCGCTCGACCACATCCCGGCTGAACGTATCGCGTGGCGCCCCCACCCGGGGAGCCAGGCGATCTTCCTCGCCTGCCCAATCTGGGAGGCGCTCTACGAGGGGACCCGCGGGCCGGGCAAGACCGAGGCCCTCCTCGTCGATTTCGCTCAGCACGTCGGCCAGGGCTTCGGCCCGCACTGGCGTGGGATCTTGTTCCGCGAGCAGTACAAGCACCTCGACGACGTGATCGCGAAGTCGAAGAACCTCTTCTACCGCACCTTCCCGGGCGCCAAGTTCCTCTCGAGCCGCAGCGACTACAAGTGGATCTTCCCCGACGGCGAGGAGCTCCTGTTCCGGCACTTCGACCACCCGGACGACTACTGGGCCTACCACGGCCACGAGTACCCATGGATCGGCTGGGACGAGCTCACGAACTGGGGTACGGACGAGTGCTACGAGTCGATGAAGTCGTGCTCGAGGAGCTCGCACCCCGGGATGCCGCGGAAGTACCGCGCGACCGCGAACCCATGGGGAATAGGGCACGCGTGGGTCAAGTTCTACTTCATCGACCAGGCCCCCGCCCTCACCCCCGTGGTCGACGGCGAAGGGAACATGCGGGTCCGGATCCACGGCGACCTCGCGGAGAACCTGCACCTCGCGGTCGCCGATCCCGAGTACACCCGGCGACTCGACGGTATCAAGAACGAGCAGCTCAAGCGGGCCTGGCGCTACGGGGACTGGGACATCGTGGTCGGGGGGTTCCTCCAGGGTGTATGGGACCCGGACAAGCACAAGGTGCGGCCGTTCGAGATCCCGGACGACTGGCCGCGATGGCGGGCCCTCGACTGGGGCTTCGCCGCGCCGTACTCGTGCGGCTGGTACGCCATTGACCCCGACCGGAAGATCTACCGCTACCGGGAGCTCTACGGCTGGGGCGGCAAGCCGAACGTCGGCTCGAGGGAGACCGCGACCGTGGTGGCGAAGAAGATCCGCGACGCCGAGGCGGCGGAGCGAGCACGAGGTATCGAGTTCGTGCGCAACCCGGCGGACACGAACATCTGGCACAGCGACGGCCGGGAGATCACCGTCGGGGAGATCTTCGCGAAGCAGAAGGTGCGGTGGACGCCGGCGACGAAGGGCCCCGGCTCGCGCGTGGACACGGCCCAGATCCTCATCGAGACGCTCTCACAGGATCAGTTCGCGGTATTCGACACCTGCCGCCACTGGCTGCGGACCGTGCCGGTGCTCCAGCCCGACGCGAACAACTGGGAGGACGTGGACACGGACCAGGAGGACCACTGTTATGACGAGACACGGTATAGCCTCACCTCGAGACACCAGCCCAGACCGAAGACGAGGAAGCGGAAAGGCCCCAAGCGCGGCTCGTTCGACTGGGTGACACGCGACGAGCCCAAGCCGCGTAGCAGACTGAGGAGACATTGATAATGGCCGACGAACCCAACACCAGCGGGCCGCCCGCAGGAGCGCCGGAGACGCCGCGAGAGGCGCAGGCACAGCAACTCAAGAAGTGGATCGACGAGGTCGCGAAGTTCTGGGCCGAGCACTTCAAGACGCTGAAGAACCGACGCGAGTTTGCCCGCGGCACGCTCAGCGACGACGGCGGAAAGGGGCTTGTCCGGGTGAACCTCGCCCACGCGACGATCAAAGGGCTCATGCCGCACGTCTACGCGCGTAATCCGGAGCTCGCCGTCACGCCGGCGGAAGGGGTGGGGCAGTCCGAGGTGAAGGCGGTCAAGGCCTTCTCGAAGACATTGGTGGCGACGCTGAACGAGCAGTTCCGTGCGGCGGAGAGCAAGAAGGTGGCGAAGGCCGTGACACGCGGCGTGCTCACGAGCGGGCTCAACTGGGCGAAGGTCACCTACCAGCGTCACTACGAGTCCGATCCGATCATCGCGAACCGGCTCGAGGACTCGCAGGACCAGATCGCGCGCCTCGACACGGAGATCCGACAGCTCGAGGAGGAGGGCCGCTCTCCAGACGAGCTCGCGGCGCGGCGCGAAGGCATCGAGGACCTCATGGCAGGGCTGAAGCGCGAGCTCGAGGTGGTCGTCGCCGAGGGCCTCACTCTGGACCGGGTGCAGCCGGAGCACCTCCTCCTCGATCCGGTCATCGCCACCCTCGACGACTACAAGCGCTCCCGGCGGATCACGCAGATCATCTACATGCCGAAATCGAAGGGCAGGGAGCGGTTCCGGCACAAGCTCGAGCACGCGAAGGAATATCCCTGGGCCTCCGGGGGGCCGGACTTCGTCGACGACAGCAACATACGGAACGACCGTGGCGGGCTCGGGAAAGTGATCGATCCGCTCATCAAAGCCTACGAGACCTGGGACATGGATCGCAGCACTGTCTACACCCAGGTCGAGGGCGAGAAGGACTTCGTCAAGGAGCCGTGGCAGCCGGAGTTCATCGGCCGGCGCTTCTACCCATACTTCGGGCTGTGGTTCGACGAGACGGACAGGTTCATCTGGCCGATGGCTCTCAAGGAACTGATCGAGGAGCTCGTCGACGAATACAACGCGAGCCGCACCCAGCAGGCGGAGCACCGAGGGATCTCGCTGCCGCACTGGGTGGCCGACAAATCGAC